GTACGGCCGGCGAACCTGTTTTCAGGGCGCATCGGGGGTGGTTTTTCTCAATTTCTTGATTTTCTTAAGGAGAGTGCGGGGGATGCGGGTGATTGCGGGGGATATGTCTAATGCGACGCGTGATTTTGTCGGCGCCAAATCCTGTAAATGGGGCGGAAGTATGCCCCGCAATCACCCGCATCCCCCGCGACTGAGCATGGAGGTGTGTATGGGCGAGCGAGAAGCGTCGCGGGCGTTGCCCCGCCACATGTACGGCGATCCGGCCTTGGTGGTCGAACGCGCGGAGATCCGCGAGTTGGGCTGCCGCCTGTGCCAGGCGGCGGCGGTGACGATGATGAGGGCATTCTGCTCCGAGTCCCGGAACCCGCAGCAGAAGGGGTTCCCGCACGTCGGCGACAGGTGCAAGTGGTTCAAGGAACGTGATCGGGTGCTCGAGGTGAAAGGATGAAGCCGATGCTGGTAGATCAGGTGACGCATGAGGAATTGGAGAACTGGGGACGTGTGGTCCGCGACCCGAAGTTCGTGCCCAGGACGTGCTACTCGGCCGAGGGGCGATATCGGCCAGAGCGAGTGAAGGACGGTCGTGATCGTGAGTTGACCGCGATGCCGGCGCCGGATGTTCATGGCGGGCTGCTCGCGGAGCGGGTAATTTGCCACCCTGATTTTCCGGTGTTGGCGCGGGCGCTGCTGGCCGGGCACTACGTCCACCGCTTCGCGGTCGGCCAGGTGTGCCGCTTCTGCGGCGTCCAGCGGTCCCGCTTCGACGTCATGATGGGATGGGCGGCGAAAATTTTCTGCAACCGGCTTGACATCGCAAAACGGAATGTAGATAGAATTGCCATCAACAATTCGACCCCGCCCACAAGGTGAGTAAGCGGCCCATACGGCGGGCCGCGCACGCCCAGGCGAAACGGACCCGCCCTGCCAATGCACGGCGGGTTTTTTGTTGCTCGGCCAGGGCGATGTGGCCCTGCGGGCTGGGCCGGCGGGCTGCCTGTTTTTTGGGCGCCCAGGGGGCCGGGGACCCTGCCTACCGCCCCCCAACGCGGGGCGGCGGACCCGCGGGGAATCGCTAGTGGGTGGCGGTGAAACTTAGTGAAATTTTCTTCTTGAGCGGTGAAACGGTGAAATGTCTGGTGAAAATCTGGATGCGCCCCGCTTCCTCAAGAAGGTCGAATTCGCGCGGCTGAAGGGCTGGAAGCCCAGCTACGTCACCAAGCTGAAGGACAAGGGGCTGCTGGTCCTGACCGACCGGGGCCTGGTGGATGTCGAGGCGACGGACGCCCGGATCGCCGCCGCCAAGGATCCGTCCAAGCAGGGTGTCGCCGAGCGGTGGCAGGACCACCGCCAGCAGCGGGACGTCCGGAGCGAGCTGGACCCGCACACGGCGAGCGATGCTGGCGATCCGGACGAGCCCAAGGATCCGGGCAAGCGCGAGGACTACTGGTTCTGGCGGGGACTGCGGGAGAAGGAACTCGCCCTGGCGGCCCAGAAGGAACGCCTGAAGATCGAGGGTGAACTGGTCGAGGCCGCCGCCGTGCGCGAGGCCCAGGTGGCCCTGGCCAGGGCGATACGAGACCGCCTACTGGCGCTGCCCGAGCGGGTCCACCTGCAGCTCGCCGCCGAGTCGGACCCGCTGAAGGTGCTGTACAAGCTGGATGCCGAAGTGCGCGACTGCCTGCGGCAGCTGGCCGCGCAGCTTGGCCCCGGCCAGACGATCCAGTAGATGGGCGCCCCTGACGCATTCCTCCTGGTCAGCGACGCCTGGCGGGAGGGGCTGGAGCTCGACCCCGTCCTGACGGTGCCCGAGTGGGCCGACGCCAACCGGATACTGTCGAAGAAGGTCGCGGCCGAGCCCGGCGAGTGGCGCACCTCGAGGGTGCCGTTCATGCGGGAGCCCATGGAGCTCCTGTCGGTCACCAGCCCGGTCCAGGACGTGGTGATCGTGGCCGGCACCCAGGTGGCCAAGACCGAGACCGGAAACAACTGGCTCGGCTACACCGTGGACCACGTCCCGGGGCCGTTCCTGGAAGTGCAGCCGACGCTGCAGCTGGCCAAGCGCTGGAGCCGCCAGCGCCTGGCGGAGATGATCGAGTCCACCTTGTCCCTGCGGGAGAAGGTGGCCGAGAAGCGCAGCCGGGACAGCGCCAACACCATCTGGGAGAAAGAGTTCTCCAACGGCGCCTTCGTGGTCTGCACGGGCGCCAACTCGGCGGTGGGCCTGCGCTCCATGCCGGCCCGCTACATCCACTTCGACGAAGTGGACGCCTACCCGCAGGACGTGGACGGGGAGGGCGACCCGATCGGCCTGGCGACCAACCGCCAGGACACCTTCGGGCTGCGCGCCAAGCGCCTCTACACCTCGACGCCGACGGAGAAGGACGCCTCGGCGATCCAGGCCCTGTACGACGCCAGCGACCGGCGCCGCTACTACCTGAAATGCCCGCACTGCGGGCACGAACAGCCGCTTGAATTCGAGGACGCGGACGGGCGCCGGCGCCTGGTATGGCCGGACGACCAGCCGGAGCACGCCGCCTACCTGTGCGGCAACGATGCCTGCGGCCGCCTGATCGCAGAGCACCACAAGTTCGACATGCTGGAGGGCGGTCGCTGGATCGCCGAGGCGCCCGGGGCGAACAAGGCCGCCGGCTTCCGCATCAACAGCCTGTACTCGCCCTGGCTGACCTGGGCGAAGCTGGCCCGGGAGTATGTCGAGGCGAAGCTCGCCGAGGCGAACGGCAACGTCTCCAAGCTGAAGAAGTTCGTCAACACGCGCCTGGCGCTGGTGTGGGAGCGGTCGGGCGACCGGGTCAAGGCCAACGCCCTGGTGGAGCGCTGGAAGAAGGACCCGGCCTGCGAGTACCGGCTCGGTACGGTGCCGATGGGCGGCCTGGCGCTGACCGCCGCGGTGGACGTGCAGGCGGACCGCCTGGAGTTCAAGGTCATCGCCTGGGGCCTGGGCGAGGAATGGTGGGTGGCCGACCACCGGGTGTTCTACGGCGACACCAACGAGGACGAGCCGTGGAACGAGCTGGTGGAGATTCTCCGCCAGCCGCTGCGCAACGCCTGGGGGCACGACCTCTACATCCGGGCCTGCGCCGTGGACACCGGCTACAACACCCAGCGGGTGTACGCCTTCGTGCGCGACCACGCCCACCTGAACGTGTTCGGCGTGAAGGGCATGCCGGAAGTCGGCAAGCCGGTGCTGGGCAAGCGCCGCACCGTCGATTTCGACTGGCGCGGCGTCCAGATCAAGGATGGCGTGGTTCTGTTCCCGGTCGGCACCTACGCCGCCAAGGAACAACTGATGGGTTGGCTCAAGCTCACCGGCCGGGGCACCCACCGCGGGCACTTCTCGCGCGAGCTGCCGCTCGACTACTTCGACCAGCTCACCGCCGAGCGGCTGGTGACCAGCAGTTGGGCCGGCGGCAAGGAAAAGCGCATCTGGTGGAAGCCCAAGGGCGCCCGCAACGAGGCCCTGGACCTGATGGTCTACAACATGGCGGCGGCCTGGTATGTCGGCATCCCGCGCTGGCGCGCCGCCCAGTGGGAAGAACTGCAACGCCGGCTGGAATCGGCCGACCTGTTCACCGCGCCACCGGCAGCGCCGCCCCAGGGGCCGCCCGGGCGGACCGAAGCCGACCTGGTCGGCCAGATGCAAACCTCCGAAGCCCCGCCAGCGCGCGGGGCTTCGGCTTTACCGGCCCGGCGCACCCGGGCCAGCAGCTACCTGAAACGACGATAGGACCCGCATGGCCTACACCCAGACCGATCTCGCCCGCATCGAGAAGGCGATCGCCAAGGGCGAGCGCGTCGTCTGGTTCGGTGACCGCCGGGTGGAGTACCGCTCCATCGACGAGCTGCGCAAGGCGCGCGAGGACATCCTGCGCGAGCTTGGCGGCGCCGACCCTGCGGCCAAGCCGCGCCCCCGCCAGGCGCGCGTCTTCCACGCCGGCAAGGGGACCTGATGAGTAACCTGACCATCTACCCGGCCCTGGCGAGACGGGGCTTCCTGCTGCCCAGCCGGCTGAATAACAGCTACGAGGGTGCCGGCCATGGGCGCCGCACCCAGGGCTGGAAGTCGGACAGCGCCGGTCCCGTCACGGCCGGCCTGTCGGGCCTGCAAACCCTGCGCAACCGGGCCAGGGCCGCTACCCGCAACGACCCCTGGGAATTCGCCGCGATCGACCGGCTGGTATCCAACACCATCGGCACTGGCATCACGCCCATGCCGATGGTGAAGGACAAGTCCCTGCGGGCGGAGATCAACGCCCTGTGGAATGACTGGACCATCGAGGCCGACGCCGACGGGCTGGTCGACTACTACGGCCTCCAGGCCCTGGTGTCCCGCATCGTCTACGAGGCCGGCGAGTGCTTCATCCGCCTGCGCCCGCGCCGGCCCGAGGACGGCCTGGCGGTGCCGCTCCAGCTCCAGGTGCTGGAACCGGAGATGGTGCCCCACACCAAGACCGAGCGGGCGCCCAACGGCAACATCATCCGGGCTGGCATCGAGTTCAACGCCATCGGCCGCCGGGTCGCCTACTGGATGTACCGGTTCCACCCGGGCGACGGCGCCGTCGAGGCCTACAACGAGCTGGTGCCGGTGCCGGCCGACCAGGTAGTCCACGTCTTCGAGCCGCTGCGCGCCGGCCAGCTGCGCGGCGTCCCGAGCGCGGCGCCGGTGCTGCTGCGCATGCACAACCTGGATGCATTCGACGACGCGGTTCTGTTCCGCCAGGAGGTGGCCAACCTGTTCGCCGGCTTCCTGCGCCGGCCGGCGCAGCAGCCTGGGCAGGGCACCGATCCGCTCACCGGCAAGCCGGTCGACACCGACCACGACGGCTTCACACCCATGGTCGGCCTGGAACCGGGCACCATGCAGGAACTGCTGCCCGGCGAGGAGGTGGAGTTCTCCAGCCCGCCCGCCGCCGGCGAGACCTACCCGGACTACATGCGCCAGCAGCTCCTGGCCGCCGCGGCCGGGCACGGCCTGCCCTACGAGGTCCTGACCGGCGACCTGCGCGAGGTCAACGACCGGGTAATCCGGGTGGTCCTGCAGGAATTCCGCCGGCGCATCGAGCAGCGCCAGCACGCCGTCTACGTGCACCAGCTCTGCCGGCCGACCCGGGCGGCCTTCCTGGACATGGCCGTCCTGGCCGGCGCCATCGACCTGCCCGACTACCACCGCCGGCGCCGGGAATACCTGCGCACCCGCTGGGTGCCCCAGGGCTGGAAGTACATCCATCCGCTGCAGGACGTGCAGGCCCAGCGCCAGGCCGTCCGGGCGGGCTTCAAGTCCCGCGACGCCGTGATCCTGGAGACCGACGGCTACGACCCCGAGGTGGTGGACGACGAGATCCAGGCCAGCAACGCCCGGGCCGACGAGCTGGGCCTGGCGTTCGACTCCGACCCGCGCAAGCGCGACAGCTACGGCAACGACACCAAGTAAGGAGCCTCCATGCCGAACGGAAACAAGAAGAACTGGTACTCGATGAAGGCGAAGGATGGCGACGCCTCCACGGTCGAGGTGTTGATCTACGACGAGATCGGCTACTGGGGCGTGCGCGCCAAGGATTTCATCCGCGACCTGCAGGCCCTGGCCGCTAAGGCGAAGTCCATCGTCGTCGCGGTCAACTCCCCCGGCGGCGACGTGTTCGACGCCTTCGCCATCTACAACGCGCTGCGGCGCTACGAGGGCAAGGTGACCTGCCGCGTGGATGCCGTGGCCGCCTCAGCCGCCTCCCTGGTGATCATGGCCGGCGACAAGATCGTGATGCCGGACAACGCCATGATCATGATCCACAACGTCTGGACCTGGGCGGTCGGCACGGCCGACGACCTGCGCGACCTGGCCGACGTGATGGACAAGATGCGCGACGGCATCGTCGCCGCCTACGCCCGCAAGTCTGGCCAGGACGCGGCCAAGCTGATCGAGATGATGGACGCCGAGACCTGGCTGACCGCCCTGGAGGCCCACGCCCTGGGCCTGTGCGATGTCATCGAGGACCCGGTCCGCCTGGCCGCCTCCGCCAGCTCGCGCGGCATGCTGGCCAAGTACGGCCACGCCCCGGCCGGCCTGCTGGCCAGCCTGGAGGAGGGCGAGGCCGATGAGACGGATGCTGACCCGGCTGAAACCGGAACTGAAGGCCAGGAAACCGGAACGGGCGCCGGCGAAGCCGATCCGGCGCTCGCTGCCGAAGACCCGGCCCCCACCCCCACCGCCCAGGTCGGGCGGATCTTCCAGGCCTGCCGCGAGGCGGGCATCGCCAACCTTGCGGAGGCCATCCTGATGTCTACCGATCTCAACGACCCGAACGCCGCCGAGGCCGCCCTGGCGCGCGCCACGGCGATCCAGCAACTCTGCCTCGCCGCCCGGCTGCCCGAGCTGGCCGCCGACTACGTGAAGTCCGGCATCTCCGCCGACGCCGTCCGGGCGCGCCTGTTCGACCGCCTGCACGGCATGGACGTCGGCAACATCGACAACAGCCAGCCCACCGGCGACGCCAAGCCGACCAAGGCCAAGGCCAAGACCCCCGACCACGGCAAGATCTACGCCTCCCGCAAGGGTGGCCGCAAGACCCCCGCCAAGACCGCCACCCAGTAAAGGAGCCGTTCCATCATGACCATCAAGACCGAAGGCCTGCGCGCCGGTGAGTTCCTGCTTTCCGATGTGGACCGGAACATGTCCATCGACGGCATTACCGTCGCCATCACCGCCGCCGCGCTGCCGGCCGGCCAGGTGCTGGGCATCGTCACCGCCAGCGGCGAGTACGCCCCCTACGACAACACCCACACCGACGGCACCGAGGTCGCCGCGGCCATCCTGTACGCCCCGCTGCCGGCCTCCGCCGCGCCCCAGAACGGCGTCGGCGTGGTCCGCCTGGCTCCGGTCGCCGGCAGCCTGCTGACCGGCCTGGACGATGCCGCCCGGGCCGACCTCAAGACCCGCAACATCATCGTCCGCTGAGCGGCCGACCGATCCACAAGGAGATAGCAAATGGCCGAACTGACCATGAACATTTTCGACGACGACGCCTTCGGGGTCGCCAGCCTGACCGCTTCCATCAACGAACACCCCGAGGGCCAGGCCGTTCCCTCGCTGCTGGATGCCCTCTTCGACGAAGAGGGCATCATGAGCACGGCCGTCGAGATCGAGAAGGACGGCGACGCCCTGGCCCTGGTGCCGGCCCGCGAGCGCGGCGAGGGGGGCGACGTGACGAACGGCTCCAAGCGCGTCATGGTACCGTTTCAGACCCTGCACCTGCCCACCCAAGGCAAGGTCCGCGCCGACGAGGTCCTCGGCGTGCGCAAGTTCGGTTCGGCCAGCGAGATGGAAACCTTGGTCGACATGGTGAACAAGCGCTTCCAGAAGATGCGCAAGCGCCTGGAGGCCACCCTGCGCTACCACCGCATCGGCGCCGTCACCGGCAAGGTCTTCGACGCCGACGGCCAGCGCGTGCTGCTCGATTTGTTCAACCGCTTCGGCATCACCCAGCAGACCCTGGCCATGGCCCTGGGCACCGATACCACCGACGTCCAGCAGAAGATCCGCGACGCCAAGCGCAAGTCCGAGGACGTCATCGGCGACACCGGCATCATCACCGGCTGGCTGGGCCTGTGCGGCCGCGGCTACTTCGACGCCTTCGCCGGACACGCCTCCACCAAGGCCGCCTACGACCGCTGGAACGAGGGCCAGTACCTGCGCGACGACCTGCGCAAGGGCTTCAACTTCGGCGAGGTCACCTGGAAGGAGTTCTACGGCAAGGTCGGCAACATCGAGTTCATCGGCACCAACGACGCCTACCTGGTGCCCATCGTGGACGGCCTGTTCGCCACCAACTACGCGCCGGCGGACTACATGGAGACGGTGGGCACCCTGGGCCTGCCGTTCTACGCCGCCCAGGAGCGCATGCGGATGAACAAGGGCGTCGAGCTGGAGGCCCAGACCAACCCGCTCAACATCTGCCTGCGCCCGCGCGCCGTCATCAAGCTGACCAAGACCTGATCGGTCAGTGTCCACAAGCCGAACGGCCACCTACGGGTGGCCGCTTCCTTGTGGGTATTGATCAACGCGAGGGCATGAAATGACCAAGAAGGTGCGAATCGAGAACGCGGACACGAGCAGCCACAAGGTCGTGGTGCAGACCTGGGCGCGGGGCGTGGCCGGTGCGCCGGACACGCTGGTGAAGGAACAGGAGCTGAACACCCCGGCTGACCTGTGCGAAGCCTGGGTCTGGCAAGGCCAGTACGTCGTGATCAAGGAACAGGAAGGCGCCGCGCTGGCGGACTGAGGTCCGCTCGATGAGCTTGTTCTGCGGTACGCCGCCAGAAGGGAACTGAGATGCAAAAAGTAGTCATGAAGGGGGGATACAGCTACACGACGGCAACTGAAATCGCCATGGCCCTTGTTGATCGCGGGTTTTCCGTATCGGCAGAGAAAAATGGAAATGATTGGACCATTGCTGGCTTGCGCACCATCGACCCTGAACTTGATCGCATTGCAAACAGCGTTCTTGAGCGTGCCGGAATAGTAGCGCCGGCCAGCAGCCAGGCATGAACTTTCGCGACCTCGCCGTCGAGCTGGATGCCGCCGTCTTCGAAGACCTGTGCGACGAGGCCGTGATCGACGGCCGCCCTTGCCTGGGCAAATTCGACGCCCCCTGGTTGCAGCCCGAGCTCGGCCGCCTGCGCACATCCATCGTGGAGCCCCGCCTGGTGGTGCGCGACGCCGACGCCGCCGGCGTGGCCCGGGGCAGTCTGGCCGCGGTCCTCGGCGACGACTACGACGTAGTCAGCATCGAGCCGGACGGCTCGGGTGTGACGGCGCTGATCCTGCGGCCCCGAGCCTGATTGCACACGTCTGCACGATGAACCACATCAAGGTCGAGTTCGACATCAGCCAGGTGCTGGCCCTGGGCCGGGGCCTGTCCGAGGCGGCCATGGTGCGCACCTGGCGCCGGACCCTGCGCAAGGTGGCGAACTGGATCAAGAGCCGCGCGGCCAGGGAGGTTTCGCGGGAAACGAAGATCGCCCAGAAGGTGATCCGCCAGCGCCTGTACTTCTTCCTCCGCTCCAAGGCGGAGGGGAAGGTCTGGCTGGGCATGAACCCGCTGGAGGCGGCCCGGCTCGGCAAGCCGCGGCAGACCCGCACCGGTGTCACCGTCGGCAAGTTCCGCTTCGACCGTGCCTGGATCTACCGCTCTTCCCATACCGGAGAGCGGACGATCGACATCCGCCACTCGAACGGGCGGGTGGAGACGAAGACCTACCAGGGCGCCGCCGACCGGAACAACGGCCGGGTCTACCGGCGCGTCGGCAAGGCCAGGACGCCCTACGAGCTGGTGATGTACGAGTGGTCGGAGATGGCCGAGAAGGCCTTCCGAGCCGCCGCGGCCGAGGCCGGAGAGCGCCTGCGCACCGTGCTGAAGCAGGAAATCAACTACGAAATCCAGAAGGCCCTCGGCAATGCCCGTTGATCTCGACCTGCTGCACGACGCCATCGTCGCCGGCCTGCGGACCAAGCTCGCCGACGTGACGGGCCTGACCGTGGAGGACTACCCGGACGTGCAGCGCCGGGTCACCCTGCCGGCCGTGCTGATCGAGCTGTCCGAGTTCGAGCCCAACGACGACGCCGGTACCGGCGAGCTGGACGTGTGGGGCCACTTCGAGGCCCGCTGCGTCTTCGACCCGAACGCCGCCGGCGCCCAGCGGGCGGTGCGGGCCCTGGCCATGCAGGTGGCCAACGCGGCCAACCGGGAGCAGTGGGGCCAGCCGGTCAGCCCGGCCGAGATCCTCGACGTCGCCGAGGACGGCTTCAAGCCGGACCTGGACGGCTACCTGGTGTGGCGCGTCGAGTGGCGCCACAAGTTCACCGTGGGCGAATCCATCTGGACCCTGCCGGGCGTGCAGCCGCGCGAGATCTGGCTGGGCGTCGCCCCCCTGATCGGCCCCGACCATGTGGCCGACTACCGCCTGGTGGCCAGCCTGCCCGAGGAACCGACCCTATGAGCTACGAGATCGCCGAGCTGGAACGCCGGCTGGCCAACATCCTGCGCTACGGCGTGGTCCATGCCGTCGACCTGGAGGAGGCCCGCGTCCAGGTGGACGTGGGCGGCATCGTCACCGACTGGCTGCCCTGGCTGGCCCCCCGGGCCGGCCGCACCCGGGTCTGGCATCCGCCCGAGGCGGGCGAGCAGGTCCTGGTCCTGTCGCCCTCCGGCGACCTCGGCCAGGGCCTGGCGCTGGCCGGGGTGTACTCCGACGAGTTCCCGGCGCCGTCCCAGGATCCGGACACCCACCGGGCGGACTACCTGGACGGCGACACGGTGATCGAATACCACCGCGTCGACCGGGTGCTGCGCATCACCTTCGGCGGCGCGCCCGGCACGGTGCGGGTGACCAACGGCGACGTCATCGCCGACGGCGTCAGCCTAAAGCATCACGTCCACGGAGGCGTTGTCCGCGGCGGCGCCAACACCAACCCGCCGTCGCCGGCATGACCTGGACCGGGGTCTCGGCCGCCACCCTGCGGCCCATCGAGGGGCTGGACCACATCGTCCAGTCCATCCGCGACATCCTGGCCACGCCGCTCGGCAGCCGGATCATGCGGCCGGAGTACGGCTCCCGCCTGCCGCGCCTGGTGGACGCGCCGATCAACCCGGCCACCCTGGTGGACCTCTACGCCGCCACCGCCGAGTCTGTGGCCCGCTGGGAGCCCAGGGTCAAGCTCACCCGGGTGCGCGCGGTGGAGGCCGGGCAGGGGCGGGTGACCCTGGCGCTGGACCTGACCGTCCCGCTCGGCCGCTCGGCGCGGTCGACGCAAATCGAGGTAACCCTGTGACCACCCTGATCGACTTGTCCCGCCTGCCCGCGCCGCTGGTGATCGAGGCCCTGGACTACGAGGCCATCCTGGCCGCCATGAAGGCCGACCTGGCGGCCCGGGCGCCGGAGCTGGCCGCCGTGCTGGCCCTGGAGTCGGAGCCGGCGGTGAAGGTGCTGGAGGCCTGCGCCTACCGCGAGCTGCTGCTGCGGGCGCGCATCAACGACGCCGCCCGGGCCCTGCTGGTGGCCCATGCCACCGGCGCCGACCTCGACCACCTGGCCGCCAACGTCGGCACCGCCCGTGCAGTCGGCGAGCCGGACAGCCGCCTGCGCACCCGGGTCCAGGCCGCCTTCTGGGCGCCGGCGGCCGCCGGGCCGGGCGGGACCTATCGCTGGCACGCCATGGCGGCGCACGCCGACGTGATCGACGTCGGTGTGCATTCCCCCCGGCCTGGGGACGTTCAGGTCACCGTCCTGGCCGCCGAGGCCGTCGACCCGGCAGACGCCACCGATGCGGAGATCGCCGCCGGCCAGGCGCTGTTTCCGGACCGCGCGCCGCCCTCCGGCCAGGTGTGGCGGGTCGGGCGCCTGGATGCCGCCCCGCTTGCCGACGTGCGCCGTGCGCTGGATGCCGACGCCGTGGTGCCGCTGACCGACCGGGTCCAAGTGGTGCCGCCCGAGCTGGCGGTCTACACGCTGGCGGCCGAGCTGACCCTGTACCCGGGCCCGGATGCCGACGTGGTCCGGGCCGAGGCCGAGGCGGCCGTCGCCGCCGAGCTGCTGGCCCTGCGCCGGATCGGCCACGACCACGCCCGGGCCCGGCTGATCGCCGCCCTGGCCAGGCCCGGCGTGCAGAACGTCGAACTGGCCTCGCCGCCGGCCGACGTGGTCATCCCGCCCACCGGCATCGCCGCCTGCACCGCGGTTGCCATCACCGTGGCGGAGGCGCGCGATGCCTGACCTGGCCAGCCTGCTGCCGCCCAACGCCAGCGCGACCGAGCGGGCCCTGGAAGCCGCCGGCGCGCCGACGGCCGACCCGGCGCCCCTTGGCCGGCTGTACGCCCCCGAGGCGATCCCGGCACGCCTGCTGCCCTGGCTGGCCTGGTCCTGGGACGCGCCCTGGTGGCACAGCCTGCTGGACGCCCGCGAGAAGCGCGCCCTGCTGGCCGGCTCCCTGGCCTGGCACAAGCGCGCCGGCACCCTGAGCGCCTATCGTGACGTCGGTCGCTGGGCGGGCTGCGAGGTCCTGCTGGCCCGCACCCGCCGGCCGCTCTTCTTCGCGGCCCGGATCAGCGAGGCCGAGCGCCGGGCGCGCCTGGCCGTGTGGCCGGAGATTCTGCACTACCCGTACCGGCGCAGCGGCCTGCTCGCCGGCCTGGTGTGCGGCGCCCACCTGGCCCGGCCCACCGTGGCCAGCACGGCGGGTGACCGGGTCGGCCTCACCGCCGCCTGGCGTGAGGGCGGCCAGGAAACGCCGCTCGCCGTGGTCGCCGCCGGCGCCGTCCTGGAGGCGCGCCGGCCCGGCTGCCTGGGCCGCGGCGCCGCCGCCGGCCTGGCCATCGGCCGCCATCTGGTGGAGAGCGGGGCGGCCGGGCGCCTGTACCGTTACACCCTGGTGGATCAGCCGGGCGACGGCGTGCCCAACGCCCTGCGGCCGGCGCTGGATGCCGGCCAGGCGGCGCCCGAACATCGGCGCCTCGCCGGCCAGGTGCGCGGCGGCCATGTCGGCCTGCCCCTGCGGCACCCCTGCATGCCCAGCACCGCGGGGGACCGCCTGGTCACCGCCATCCGGGTGATCGACCCGACCCGCCGGACCGGCGGCGCCATCGCCTTCGCCGGCCGCGGAGCCGCTCTGCCGCTGGACCCGCACACCGCCCACCTCAACGTGCGGGTGCGCGGCCAACTGGCACCCGGCCAGGCCGGCGGCTACCTGGTCGGCAAGTTCGGCCGCACCGGCGAGGCGGCCCGCCGGGTCGCCCGGGCCCGGGAGGCCCTGGACCGGGCCCGGAGTGCCCGGGACCACGTCGACATGATTCCGCACGTTTCGGTTTTCGCCACCGCCTCCGCCCTCTGGAAGGCGGGGGACATCCTCTGCGGCCACGCCGTCATTGCATAAGGATCCACGATGGAACAGCAAATCACCTTCCGCGATCGCCAGGAGCTCCAGGCGGCCGACTTCAACGACACCCAGACCTTCGCCCACCAGGCCCTGACCCATGTGGTGGCCGATGCGCTGACCGACGGGCGCCACTACATCGGCGGCGCGGTGTCGGCTACCGGCGCCACCCAGGTGCGCGTCGAGTCGGGCCGCCTGTACCAGGCCGGCGAGGTGTTCGCCTGGAACGATGCGGTCAGCCTGGACCTGTTCGAGTACTTGCCGCTGGCCACCAAGCGCATGGTGTCCATCGTGGTCTGGGGCCAGGAAGCGGATGCCCAGATCGAGCCGCGCGACTTCCTGATCGACCTGGCCACCGGGCAGACCGAGCCCCAGGCCGTGGCCATGCGGCGCGACCGCCTGGCCAACGTCAACACCGTCCCGGGCGCCGAGGCGGCCGATCCCCAGCCGCCCGTGCTCCAGGTGACCACCCTGGAGATTGCCCGGGTCGTGCTCACCCCCGGCGGGATCGAGAGCATCACCATGACGGTGGCCAACCGGCTGCCCAACCTGAAGGATCACGAACAGCGCACGGCGGCGATCGAGAGCTGGCGGGCCATCGCCGAGCCGCGCATCTCGACCCTGTCCTCCGATGTGGCGGCCCTGGCTCAGGTGGTCGTCGGCAAGGCCGACATCATGCGGGTGCGCGGCCTGGCCGCCGACATCGGCCGACTGAAGGAGGCGGCGATGCTGCCCGACACCTGGGCCGACTGGGGCGCCGACCACTTCCTGGACGAGGACGAGTCCGACATCGCCCACGCCGGCTACAACGCCCTGGTGGACGAGGGCATCCGCTTCCCCTGGGCCGGCCAGGTGGAGGCCGCCCTGGCCCTGTTCAACCCCTACAACTCGGCGGTGCGCAACAGCAACGGCATGATCCTGCCGGCGTACTCGGACCGCACGCGCCTGTCCACCGTCTCGGCCCTGACCGGCGACGTGGCCATCGGCCAGTACCAGTACCAGACCTCGGAGTTCATGCAGGGCACGTCGACGCGGAGCCGCATCCGCTACGGCGCCACCCGCAGCGTCTGCACCAACAACCAATGGTGGCAGACCGGCGCCTACGATCCGGCGTCCCGCATCTTCTTCAAGGATGGCGAGACCTTCCTGGTCGAGAACCCCGAGGACGCCCTGATCAACCACCGCTGGCTGCGCCTGGTGCAGTTCTGGTACGACACCTACGACGAGCCCTACTGGTGGGTCGAGCACACCACCCACACCATCAACGGCAGCCGCGTCGCCCAGACCCTGCTCAACGCCCAGAACGGCTGGCTGACCGGCCTGGACCTGTACTTCACCGTGAAGGACAGCACCGGCCCGGTCACCCTCATCCTGACCGAGACCAAGCTGGGCCTACCGGACATGACCCGGGCCCTGGTCAACGTCACCCTGCAGCCGACGGCCATGAACACCTACCCGGCCGCCACCCAGGTGGCCATCCCGCCCACCTTCCTGCGCGCCGGCACCCGCTACGCCATCGTGCTGGTCACCGGCGGCAACCATCGCCTGGCCACCGTGGACGGCACGGTGTTCACCCAGGGCACCCTGTTCTACGGCCTGGACGGGGACTACTACCAGGGCGACGCCACCAAGGACCTGATGTTCGCCCTGCGCTTCGCCAACTTCAGCAACCCGCGCACGGTGGTGGACCTGG